TCAGATTATCCCTATGCTAAAAGAGTATTTAGAAATCAATGTTAAGAACGATGAACAACTTGTTAAGTTGGCAACAATCGTTCAAAGAATTACAGCAGCTGAAAAAAGGGTATCGGATTCAGGAGATGAGTTCGGTTTATCAGAAGCAGAAAAAGAACAACTGATGAGTGCAATAGAATCAGATGTTCAAGAGTTACAAATAAAGAGAGATGAAATTGAGTCTTCAATCACAAAGGAAAATTAATGCCTTACATAGATAAACAGCCAGCGATTGGCGATACAACAACAGACAATGATGTATTGACCAGAGGTGAAGCGAAAGTCCTTATAGAAAAACTTTTGTCCAATAGTTTATTTCACGAATTAGAACCAGTTGAAGTATTGGATGTTTATCTTAATCCAGAGGACCCCGCTTATGACCACTATGAAAGATTTGGTGAAAAATTTCAAGGGACAGATGTCCCAGAGGAATTAGTAGGTGAAACAATTCAATTATTTAGAACTGATGGAGATGTTGAAGCTATTGAAAAGGGTTTACCCAATCTTGCGAGAGACAAATCTTTACTGGGAGCCATTAGAGGTAGATATGTTGTTTCAGAACAAGGTGATAATATTGAAGAAACAAAAATATTTAGACCATTGGACCCAAACATTATTCAGTATCCAGTTATTGGTGAAATAGTTTTAGGGTTTGAATTTTCTGGAGAATTTTATTATTTTTCTAAGTTGAACAATACAGGTAAAGTTCAACAACTAAGTCAATATGGACTTAGTCATATAAATGTAAATAGTATTGCGGCTAATCACTCACCTTCAATAATAACTAATTCACTTCAAATGGATGAAGCAAATAGTTTAAATGCAATACAAGATGGAACAGATTTTCCAGCGATGCCTTTAGGTAAAGACTTTGAAGATGACCCAAGAGTATTTAGACTAAGACCAGAAGAAGGTGATACAATTATACAAGGTAGATTTGGACAATCCATTAGATTAGGAAACAAGGTTAGGGAAAATAGACAAAATGAAAATGCTTCATACACAGCTTCACCTAATATTAAGTTGACAGCTGGTTGTCTTTTATATGATAGACGGGGAGAAATTCTTCCCGAATTTTCTCAGTTTACGGGAAGGGAAGAGGAAAGATTTAGTGTCTTTAGAGAAGAAGTTGATATGAGAACACATACAGAAGATTTAACTTTAGATGAATCTTCATTATATTTAACTACCAATGAGCTCGTTACATTACCTGAACCAGCTTTTACTATTGGTAAGAGAAAAATCTCATCCGATTATAGAGGACCACAGGCCATACTAGCTTCTGAAAGAATTATAATTAATGCAAAACCTAAACTTCAACCTGATGACGGAACGGGTGATACTAAAAGTCAAGTAGCTATTTTGTCAAATGATGAAATCATATTAGAAGTTCCAAGAGGAAAAGTTGAAGACGGAGTTGGGTCAAATGATTTCACTTCACTTATGGGAAGTTCACTTCGTATGGGTGCAAAAGTAGGTGGTTTAGACCCGGTAGTTAAGGGAAATAGTGACTTTACTAAAGTCATTGATATAATTTTAAACACACAAATAAATGCTAATTTAGCAGAGATAACGGTTGAGGCAGCTAAACAACCACCTAATGTTCCACGAATCAAAAAATTGGAAGAAGAGAATAGAGAGCTAAATAAAATAAAAAGCACAAAAAGTTTTTATAGTAAAACAGTAAATACTGAATAGGAGTAAAAATGAAAAAAAATGATTTAATAAAAATAATAGAATTAGTTGTCCGTAAAGAAGTCAAAAAACAGATGACTGAGATATTTATTAATGATAAAGAAGAAATCAAATTGTCAGAAACGATTTCTAAACCTAAACCTAAAAAGGTTGTCAACAAACCTAAAAAACAATATAGTAAAAACCCAGTTTTGAACGAAGTATTGAACAACACCAAACCATTAGGGTCAACAGGACAAACTGATGAATATCCAAGTTTGGGTGGTGGAGTATTAGGTTCTGATAATATGGCAGAAGTCTTAGGTTATGGAGATTTAGGTCGTGGACAGAATAAAGAAAGAGCTAGAGAAATGGCAGCGGTTGATACAATTAAGAAAGCTGGTGTTTCAGTAGACGCAGTTCCTGAAGGAGTTCAAAATGCATTAACTCGTGATTATTCTGGATTGATGAAAGCAATTAATAAAAAGAAAGAGGGTGAGGGTAATTATAGACCTTAATAATAAATGAGCACATTTGACATAGACACTAATGATGATTTTTATGTTGGTATACAATTTCCATTAAGTTACGCTGGAACATATGGATTTTTTAATCAATCTAAAACTGTATTTGAACAAGTTAAGTCCAATATAAGAAATCTTTTACTAACGACACCAGGAGAAAGACCACACCAGCCAACACTGGGTTCCAACTTATCAAATATATTATTTGAAAATATAACAAATGATTTAATAAGTGATGTTCGTGATAAAGCAGAAGAAACTATAAGGGAAGCTATTTCTGAGTGGTTACCTTATGTCATTTTAAATGAAGTAAATGTTTTTCAAGATGAGAACAATCAAAATAAAGTTTTTGTTCAGATAGAATATTCAATTACTTTGGACCCAAATACTTTAGACCAAATAACATTCACTTTTAACGGAGATTAACAATATGCCAGATTATTCAAATCCAGATTTTGGAACAAATTTAAAAACAATAAACAAAGATGTAGATTATCTTGGTAGAGATTTTGCAGACATTAGAACAAACTTAATTGAGTTTGCAAAAGCACATTTCCCAAAAACATATAATGATTTTAACGAGACATCACCAGGTATGATGTTTATTGAAATGGCAGCTTATGTTGGTGATTTGATGAATTATTATATTGATAATCAATTTAGAGAAACACTTTTATTACAAGCAGAAGAAAGAAAAAATATTTTTGCAATAGCACAATCATATGGATATAAACCTAAGTTAGCAGTTCCAGCAACTGCAGAGTTAAATTTTTCAGTGGTGGTTCCGGCGACAACAAATGACGCTGGAGATTATGTTCCTGATTTAAGTTATGCTGGAGTAGTATCGGCAAACTCTATCATTGAATCCGATACTGGAGTTGAGTTTACATTATTAGATAGTGTTAATTTTAAAGTTTCAAGTTCTTTAGACCCACTAGTTGTTGAACAATTGATACCAGCTTCTGGGACTAATCCAACAAATTATAGATTGTCAAAAAAAGGAATTGCTAAATCAGGGACAAGAGAAACTGAAACTTTTACATTTTCAACTGCCCAAAAATTTGCTAAGATTGTTTTATCAAATGAAAAGGTTACAGAAATAATATCAGTTACTGATAGTAATGGTAAAAAATATTATGAGGTTCCTTTTTTAGCACAAGACACTATATTTGAATCAATAGAAAATACAAGTCTTAATGACCCTGCTTTATCACAATATCAAAACGATACACCTTTTTTATTAAAGTTGATTAAAGCATCAAAGAGATTTACAACGAGGGTCCGTGCGGATAACAAAACAGAATTAAGATTTGGTTCAGGTGTTAGTGATAATGCAGATGAAGTAATAATTCCAAATCCAGATAATGTTGGTTCATCATTAGGTTTTGGAGTTTCTAAAATAGATGAATCTTTTGACCCAAGTAACTTTTTAAAAACTGAAACTTTTGGTCAAGCACCAGCTAATACAACATTAACCATTGTTTATAATTATGGTGGAGAAGTTCAACATAATGTTCAAGCAGATACTATCACAAACTTTACTGACTTAACCTACACTATAAATGAGACAGGTTTAGATACAGACTTATTAGGTGAAAGTAGACAAACTTTAGGTGTTACAAATATTACACCTGCAGCTGGTGGAGCTAGTCAAGAAACATTAACTGAAATAAAAGAAAATGCTGCAGCATATCTTAACACACAAAACAGAGCAGTGACTAGACAAGATTATATTACAAGAGTTTATTCATTACCACAAAAGTATGGAAACATAGCTAAAGCATATATTGCACAAGACGAACAACTAGAAATTCAAAATGGTGGAGAGGTAACAATACCTAATCCATTGGCTCTGAATATGTATGTATTAGGTTATGATGAAAACAAAAATTATCAATCTATAAATCAAGCAGTAAAAGAAAATTTAAAACTATATCTTTCACAATATAGAATATTAACAGACGCGATAAATATTAAAAATGCTTTTATTATTAATATTGCGGTTAAATTTTCAATCGTGGTTCGTAAAGGTTTGAATCATAATGATGTCTCATTTAGAGCTATTCAAGCGGTTAAAAGACATTTTCAAACTACGAAGTGGCAAATCAATCAGCCGATTATTTTGAGTGATATTGCTAATGAGGTATTAAAAGTTGATGGAGTGGTTAGCGTTTCACCACCTGACCATAACAATCCTAATTCCGATTTAATTGTAATTGAAAATAAAAATTTATTATCACAAGGATATAGTGGAAATGTTTACGATATGACATCAGCAACAAGAAAAGGAATCATTTATCCATCATTAGACCCAAGTATCTTTGAGGTTAAATTTCCAAACACAGACATTGAGTGTGAAGTAGTAGGAGAACAATAATGCATTATTTTGAATTTGGAAAAAGAGACGCAACAATTTATTCAGGTGGGACAACATCTTCCATCAATACTGGTTTTGATGAAATATTAGAAATCAATAAAGTAGTTGCCGATAATGGTACGGTACAAAATGTATCAAGAATATTGATTGACTTTGATTATACTTTTATTTCTGAACAAATAGACCTGGGAACTATTCCTTCATTAAGTGAAACTAGTAGTGTAAAATTTCATTTAAATTTATATGACGCAACATCAGAAGAAGTAGAAGCTGAACAAAGTGTTTTTGTTTATATGGTTAGTGGTAGTTGGAAACAAGGAACAGGAAAACTTGACCACGACCCAGTAACACAAGACGGAGTGAGTTATCAATACCGAGACCAAGAAGCTAAAACACCTTGGGTAACGGGTTCCGTATTGACAGACGGAGGTGCTTGGTATACAAGTAGTGCTAATAACTTTGAAGTCAGCACTTCGTATGATTTGACTTTTGACAAAAAAGATATTAGAGCAGATGTAACTAATTTAGTTTACAATCATATACTTTCAAGTTCAGATTTCCCGAACAATGGCTTTATTCTAAAACGAGAATCTATACTACATCCCACAGCTTCCGTCCCTTCATTCGCATTTAATTCAGGTAGTGATACTACAAAAGATGAAGCAAGCACAAGTAGATTAGGAAACTTAAAATATTTCTCAAGAGAAACTCATACAATCTATCCACCTAAATTAGAAGTAGTTTGGGACGATAGTTCTTGGAATGCAGGTAGTTTATCAGCATTATCTGCGACAGATTTAGAAAGACTAAAAATTTATTTTAAAAATTTAAGACCAGAATATAAAGAAGGTTCAAAAGTAAAATTTAGAGTAGTTGGTAGAGAATTATACCCAACAACAAATTTTGAAACAACACCAGCAGAATTAGATGTAAAAGTTTTACCAAGTGGTTCAGTTTTCTATGAAGTAAGAGACGCCGAAACTGAAGAGGTAATCATACCTTATGGTAGTGGTTCAAAAATTAGTTGTGATTCAACAGGTAATTTTTTTAATCTATTTATGGACGGATTACAAGCAGAAAGAAACTATCGTTTTTGTATAAAAGTAGTTAGTGGTAGTGGAACAACAGACGAACAGATAAATTTCTATGATGATAATTATGAATTTAGGGTAGTGAGATAATGCCATACACACAAGAAGAAGCACAACAACGTTCAGAATATTATGATGACTTTATAGACTTTTTGCGAGAAAAAAGAAGACAAGAAGTTTTAAGTGCATTAGGTTCATATAATTCTGGCTCAATATTATTACAAGAATTTCGTGATGAGCAGGGCTTTTTAGTGTCCTTTGAGAATCCGTTTCAAGATGGTGAATCTCAAGAGGAAATAACTGAGTATGTAAATCACCCAAGAGAACAACTTTTATTTAACACCGATTTTTCGGAAGAAATAGACACCGAATTTGAAACCTTTTAGGTAAAAAATTATGCCTACATATACATTTACAACACAAGAAAAAAATCAATATTTTAACTTGACACCAAGTTTTAGTGGTTTTGGTGATAAAGTTGATAGGGATTACATTATCCTTGGCGTTTACAATTTAAACAATTCACTTTTACAAGAAAAAAAGTTATCATTATCTGATATAGAGTTCGGATTAAATAAACAAATAGTTATGGATGTTGGACAGCATCTTCGTGATTGTGGTTATTCAGAGGGTATTTATAAAGTAAAATATAAATTTTTAAGAAAGATTGCTGGAGAAGTTGATAATCAACAACTTAAATATAATATTGATAACATTTCTACTGATAGAAGAGAAGTAGTAGTAAGTAATGGTCAAGTTGAAGGGTTCTTTGATGACCCTGATGGATTGAAAAGAGCTTATATAGAAGATTTCATAACTATGAATTCTGAAGTAAAGTTTATCCCAGAGAATGAATCAGGGATTCCTAGTATATCATTTGAAGATGTGGATACAAATATAATAAAATATTCAATAGAGCAGCCAGTAGAAAACCATTTTTTTCAAGACTTAATTGGTGGAGAGTTATTTATGGAGGACTTCATTGATATTGGTGGACAAAATTACCCTGCAAGTTTTAAAGTGATAGAAGTTTTAGCTGGTAATAGATTAGTGGTTGATAAATCATTTAGGCAGGCAGCAGAATCATTAGGGTTTAACGCTGATGGTATATTTAACGAACATTACTATTATGGACCCGACTCTTATTCTATAACATATAAAAAATTTAATGTTAAAAATTTTGAAAATTATATGGTGGTTGACGACAATTATTATTTAATGTTAAATGATAAATTGACTGAATCTAAATTAGATACAAGACAACATAAAAGAGCGATTAGATTTAAAACAAGATTATTAAATAATATTAATCCATTTGATAAAGTTTATTTTGCTCAACAAATGTTAAATGATTATGAAGATAATGTAATTTTAGTCCCTAATCCAGAATTATCAGATGAAATATTTTTAAGAATTCCTAATTTAAATTCAGTAGACAACCCACTTAATTTTAATCCAACACAATTTCAAAGTCACGATGATTTGTTAAGTGATGATGACCCAACTAATAAAGATATTGAAAGGTTATTGGTATCAAGTAGTTTATTAGATGTTCAACCAAATATTGACTTTCAAAAAACAACAACTGATTTACAAATACAACTGGATGATACTGGTTTTGGAAACTTTGTTCATTTTTCAAACGCTGAAAGAAGACTTACTAATTTTAAAACAAAATTAGAATTAATTGAAAGTCATAGTGCAGAGAGTAGTTCATTAGCTCCTATTGCAGATTCACTTGAGTTTGTGCAAAGTCTTGAAAATAAAAGACAAAGAGTAATTAATTCTTTTGACCCATTTGAACATTTTATGTATTTTGAAAGTTCTTCTTATGTTAGTTCATCGGAGGGACAATTTCACGATACTGCTTGGCCAAAACAAACAAGCACTGAACCTTATGTATTAGCACCAACAACCGCCTCAGAGGCGACAACTTGGTATGATAATATGATATTAAGTGCTTCATCGTATGATAATACAAATCAAAATTCATTGAGAAATACATTACCAGGACACGTTCAAAATGATTCACAAAACAATGTATTCCTAGAATTTATGGATATGATAGGTCAACAATTTGATGAAACTTGGACCTATACAACAAAATTAACGGATGTTAATGTTAGGGTAGAAAAATTGTCTGAGGGTATATCAAAAGATATAGCTCAACAATTCGCCAAAAGTTTAGGAGTTGAATTAACAAGTGGTAATAATTTATTGACATTACCTGAGTATCTATTGGGTAGAAATCAAGACGGAACCAATAAATACGAAACACCACAAGAAAAAGTAACAGAAGAAATATGGAAAAGAATTTTAGCAAACTTACCTTTCTTTATTAAAGCAAAGGGGACAAGAAGAGCTATGACAGGATTGTTAAATTGTTATGGTATTCCAAGTTCAATATTAAGAGTTCGTGAGTATGGTGGACCAGACAAAGGAACAGGTGTAAATTATGAAATTAAAAGAAAATTTACTCACGCATTAGATTTTAATTCACAACAATTTATTAAGTCACAATGGTCAACCGATTCTTCAGGTTTAACACCTGACACAATAGAATTTAGATTTAGAACACCTTCTTCATCAGACCAAGTTTTATTACAAAAGGATAATGACTTTGCTATCTCTTTACAAGATAATGGGACATCTGATAATTTAGGTCATTTAAAATTTCAGATAAGTGCTTCTGGTTTTGACCAAGGTGCATTTGTCACATCATCAGAATTACCATTTTATAATGACGACTTTTGGTCAGTTATGTTAACAAGAAAAGCAGCGGCAAATAGAACAGATGGATTGTCAGTTGGTGATGAACTAACAACTGATATCGCAACAAGTCAAAGTGTTTATGAGTTAACAACTAAACAATATGATTCTACAAGACAAAGAGTTATATATGAAGATAGTCAAAGTTTAACATCACACACTTCAAGTATAGCAACTGATATAAACAACATAACAGGTAGTAGATTAAATGGTTCATTCACCAGTAGTGGATTTGTATTTCTTGGTGGACAGAATGTTGGCTTCGGTGGTAGATTCAGTGGTTCAATGATGGAGTATCGTTTGTGGTCAGAACCATTAAGTGCAAGTATATTTGACAATCACGTCAGAACACCAAAAGCATATAATGGTAATAGTTATTCATCTTCGTTTGACGAATTGTTAGTTAGATATATGTTAGATGACAATATAAGTTTTTCATCATCTAATTTGACACTGACATCTTCAAATGTCTCACATTTACAAACTTATGAAAGAGGAGTTTCTGGTAGTAATGTTGATGGATTTACGGGAAATAATTTTAGAAGTCTTGTTGACCAGGAACAATTTAGAGTGCCAGATGTTGGTCCAAGTCGTAGAAATGCAACAAAAATAAGAATTGAAGACAACAAATTAGTTGGTAATTTATCAGCGGTTCAAAGAGCAGAGAGGTCATCACAAGACTTCGCACCAATAGATAGTGATAAATTGGGAGTTTATTTCTCACCAACAGATGTCGTAAATGAAGACATCGTTTATAGTATTGCAGATTTTAATTTTGATGATTACATTGGCGACCCAAGTGATGAATTTAAACAAAATTATAGAACACTCAAAAGTTTACAAATAGATTATTTTAAACGATATCAAAACTCAAATAATTTTTTTGATTATCTAAGACTATTAACATATTATGATACGAGTGTATTTACACAATTAAGAAATTTAATACCAGCAAGGGCAAATGAAACTCTTGGTGTATTAATAGAACCAAGTATATTGGAAAGACCAAAAGTGGTCCCAAGAAGACAAACAGAATTTGACAATCAATATTTTGAGAACGCATCACCATTAGAGGATGGATTACAAGTAACAAGATTTATTTCTGAATCACTTGACAATGCTTTAGTCGCTACCGGAGAGTTCCCAACATACGGCGGAGACTTAGTGAACAATCGTGATTTGTCTGGTTCAGTGGGTAGATTAGGAATACAAACTCTTGTTAAATTAGATGAGATTGACCCAACATCACCTTACGGAGATTTATACGCAACCGCTAGTGTGGTTTTTGGTGGAACAACAACAGAGTTTGAAGAAGTGGTTCAACCATTTATTTCATCATCAAGACTATCACCAATCAATCAAGACACAGAAAAGTTTTATTCAAGTTCTATAAGTGCTTCACTTGACAAAGCATATAGTTCTTCATTTGTAGAATCAGAGTTTCAAAGTGTGATTTCTGATAGTTATTTAGAAAATACATTTTTTATTGGAACTAAAGTAACAAAAGACAACGCACCAGGTGGAGGCGATGCGGTTGAAATAACTTTAACTTCACCTACTTCATTAACAACACAAGAACCAGGAGAATCAAAACTTAGGGTTGAATAAATAATAATAAAATTTAACTTTCTTATATTTATTAATGATAAAGAATAGTTATATAATTTCCACAGGAGCAAAAAACAATGGGATTTTTAGACAATACAACAATTACGGTAGACGCAGTATTAACAAAAAAAGGTCGTGAAGTATTAGCGAGAGGTGTAGAAAATTTTAAAATTACAAAATTTGCACTCGCAGACGATGAAATAGATTATAATCTATGGGATACATCACATCCAAATGGTTCATCTTATTATGGGGCAGTTATTGAAAATATGCCTTTATTAGAAGCATTCGTAGATGAGAATCAAATAATGAGATATAAACTTATTACATTACCAAAAAATACGGTAACTATGGCGGTTCTCGCAATAGACAGCACTGTAAAAGAAATATATGCAAACTCACCTACTTCAATACAACCATCTACATTAAATTTATTTACAGATGAGTCATATACATTTACTATTCACAATACTGATATTGGAGTGATACAGGTGGTGGATTCAGGAAACACAACAAGTGATTCCGAAGACAGAACAATGACTATTTCTGATGCTAAAGAAGTTGCAGTCGTTGGACAAACTCTTTCTGAATCAACTTCTTTAAGAAAAACTCAATTAACAATAACAGGTCAACAAAGTGGACAATCAGTTGTTATCACGTTGAATCATCAAGGATAGGAGATAACAAATGCCACATACTAGACTAAACCCAAACGCAATTCCTACAACCAGTCTTCAAGACGCTCTAAGTTATATAAATGCTAGAGTAACATCTCAGGACTATACAAGATTTTTTTCCCTTCTTGATGATATTGAATTAATACCGGATGCAGTTCTTAGGTATAATGCTCAACACGATGGGGACAATGGAGATAACGGAGATAACGGGGACAACGGAGATAACGGAAATGGTGGTCCAAATAATCCGTATAGAATTTTTGAACCAGGAGATATATCTGAAACTTTAAGAACTAAAGTTACAAGTGGTTTATTCTCAGGTGGTTTAGGTTCATTAACAACATTTTTTACACAATCAAATGCAGGAGCAAGAACAGGTTCTTATTTAGATATTTACGATAAAGACATTAATTCTGATTCAACTGCAGAGGTTCAATTTTCAGTAGGATACGCGAACGTAAATGGTAGTGGTTCAGTTGGAAATACAACCAAGACAATAGCTGGAAACAGAGAGACAGCAGCTCTTTATAAACAATTTGCAAATATTTTATTACCACCTGGAACAGATAAATTTACTTTTACAGGTGCAGGTTCAACATCAGATGATTTCTATTTTGTAGTATTTAATAGAGCTCGTATGAGAGAAAAAGTTGACCCAGGTAATTGGGAAATTAAATTACATTGTTCAGGTTCTGGACCAGATAATGTTATTAACTTTCAATCCAACCTTGGTTCAGGAAGTTTTGATGTAAGACTTATTGACGATAGTGGAGCAACAACAAATGTTGATGTTAATCAAGGTGGTAGAGTATTTAATGTTGTTAGTGGTTCAATAGCATCAGGAACATCAGAGATTGCCATAACAGCAGAGAATCAACCAGGTGGAGCATATGGTTTATTCTATCCTGATTTAGGAATTATATTATTGAACAGAGATATCCTTGATAACTCAGCTTCTTTAGGAGAAACTACAAGAGGTCCTAACAACACATTAGTCCACACACCAACAAGTTCAGATGCGTTTGATTTCAATTCACAATTGTTGTATAATTCAATAAAAAGTGGTTCATACTTTGCAGCTCGTAGAGAAGAAGAAATTAGTTCAACGAGTTATTTCGCCAGAGTAAAAAATCAAGACTTTAACTTTAGTAATAATCCAACTTTCACATCAGCATCAGCTGGAACTGAAGGAGGAACGCCATCTTCAACAGGAAAATTTACACAAGCTACTTTTGAAAAAGACCCAAAAGTGTATGTCACACAAGTTGGACTTTATAATGATTCAAATGAGTTATTAGCAATTGCTAAATTATCTCAACCGGTCCTTAAAACTTTCGCTAGGGAGGCAGTAATTAAAGTCAAACTTGATTTTTAGGACAAACCAATGTTCAAGAATCTTGATACTAAAGATGTTTCAATAAGACCTTTTCAGGTCAATAAAAACTTCACGCATAATAACAATGATAGTGGTAGTGGTGTGTTTGCCATTAAAGCAATCAGTGGTTCTTTTAGAAACTATGATAGTGGTTCTGATACCGTAGTAAATATTGTATCAAGTTCATTATCAAGTAGTTATTTTGCACTACCAACTTGGCATACAACCAATAATAGTTTTTATCGTGATTTTTCATCAAAACCTTCATTATTAGCCGGTTCAGGTATTATTAGTAAACAAAATAGAGAATTAAATGGGACAGCTAGAATTATTAGTGTTGCAAAAAACCTTTATGGTGAAAGAATAAAACCAGGTAGTATTAATTTATCTGCAACAATTGATGGTATTACTTTTGACATTAGAGATGATGAAGATGGAAATCTTTATGACAATGCACACTCTGCGAGTTTTGCTGCATTCAAGTCAAGTTCATTTGATAGGTCTCAAGGAGTTTCATCAGTAGCTGCAACTCGTGGTAGTGGTTCAGAAGTAGGTAATGTATTTTATGACCAAGGTTTGTTGGTCATAACCGATACAGGTTCTTACTCAAATTTGGGTGACCAAGGTAATCCATACACTTTAAAACATCAAGCAACACGAACAATTTATGAATACGAATTTCGTATGACTGCAAACGCAAACGAATTCAATAGAACCACAAACATAAGCACCACAAAAGAAAGAAGTGGTAGTGTAAGAATAGATTCAACTGCAAGTGGAAGTGGACTTAATGATTTCATATATCAACTATTTCCATTGGGAGACCAACCAACAGGACAAGGAACAGGTAGTTTTTCAGCACAATACACACCCGCATCACAATCAGAATCTTTTGTAACATCATCAGACTTTTACCCATATGTAACTCAAGTAGGTCTTTACGACGACTTTGGTCAACTATTAGTTATAGGTAAATTGGGTAAACCAATAAAATTAAGCACACAATTAGACACTACTTTTGTAGTTCGTTTTGATGTCTAATTTTTAACATTCTTATATTTATTATTGTATAAAACCAAACGGAGAAAACAATGTTTCAGTTTATGAAAAAAATGGTTATGTCAGCAG